AGTTTATTTAAATCCAGAGATTCAGTTTTACCATTTCTTTTAACGACTTTCGTTCCGTTGCTCATATTTTCTTCCAATTGTTAAACTTGATTTTTGCTTCTAAACCTGAGTATGTATTTGATTTTAACACATCCATAACATTAAGTCCAGCGAGCACCATATCATTAATGTCTTTATGCTCAATGGTTGTTGGCCAAATAATTACCTTGTCTCCTCTGTTAATGGTTTTTGATATTCGGTTGACGATTTCTCGATTACGTGGTTCGTTATCATAAACGTAAATATAATTGCTCCAACCAAACGACCTAATATCAACGTCGGACCCACACATAGCAACAGCATTTTTGATAAACGTAGAGTCGAAGGGTCCTTCAACAATGTAAATGGATTCCGAAGAATCCACTTGGTCGAGTCCATAAACTTTTGGCGCATCATCAGAGATCATCACGGTGATGTATTTATTTGGAGAAGAATCAAGTGCTCTTCCCTGAAAACCAATTAAGTTTGAGTCGGAATCGTATAGAGGTATGATAATGCGACTTTCATCTCTAGTGATAGCATCAAACGTTTGTTTTTTAGTGTTTGTCCACTCTTTGAAATTGTGAGCAAAATAAAACTTTTCAGGATTCAGTTTTCTTTTTTCCAGATATTCTCTAGCAAGTGGAATCTCTGATGCTTTTGGCAAGTCTAATTTTTTCTTAAAAACTGGTTTTGCAAAATCAAATTTGGGTTCCTCAACCACAAAGTTTTTGCCAGTATGTCCCTCCTTAAACTTCTCAAGGGTATATTGCTTATGAAGTGTGGGGTCTATCTCTTTCAGAAAGTTATTAAAGGATAAACTTGCTCCACAGTTATGACACTTGAAGTTTGTATTATTTTTGACCGGATAGATATATCCTCTTGTTTTATTTTTATTTTTTTGAGAGTCCCCACAAATAGGGCAGCGAAAGTTGTAGAGATCCGCTTTAACTCTTTTAAATTTCTGTAGGCGCGATGAAACAAGACCAATGTACTTGGAGTCAATCAAATCCATTATGAAGGGATATTACTTCGTTCTTTCTATTCTAACAGGTTGTTGGTCGGGAGTCAAGATATCAACAACCATAGTTGATTGGGAAAAAACAAAACTTATAATAATTACGGCACCTGCAATTATCCAACGAAATTTAATAAGATCTTCTATTTTAACTTCCAATTTCTGAATTCTGTCTACAACTGACTTATGATCTTCCTTATTCTCTTCTTTTAATTCGTCAAGTTGTTTAGCAAAGTTTTCATCATTCTTAATTGTCTGATCAATTCTTTCATCATGTTTGCTGAGAATAGTGGCAATTTTATTATTTGCTTCGGATATTTTATCCACAGCAACCTCTAACTTGTCCATCATCTGCCTAGACAGTTCTTCGTAAATATTAAATTTTGCTTCCAAAACATCTAATTTCGATAGGTCTGATCTTCTTAATTGGAATGGCATTTTAGTTCAATCCTTTTTCCAGTTTTGCTTCCAGCGAGTTCTTGCTCCGGGCATAAGACCTCTAGCAAGAATGGGTGGTCTTTTTTTATTTTTACCTACTGGAGGACTAATTCCAGCACTTGGTCCAGATGCTGGTGATTTCTCACCAAATCCCGCAATTGATCCTGAACTTCCTGTAGTCATACCCATAGAACCTTCTTCACGAAGATTCTTAACTATTGAAATGATTTTATCTATGTTCATTAGATTGATTGCAATTTAATTAAACAATCTTTGTCTTCTTCAATTTCGTGAATTTGAGTCTTTGGATATTCAGGAATTCTATTTAAAAATAAAAGAAAGCTTTTTATAATTGGCCAAAGGTCTTGATCTAAATTATAAAAAAGTAATGGGATTGTGGCATCATTAAATACATTAAACAAAATAATCAAATGATTTAGAATAAGATGAGTTTTTAAAATACCTGTATTTTTATATCTTTTCAATAATCTTTTAACATATTTTATTCGCTTTAAGTCATCCTCAAAATCATCTTTAGTGACAGATTGGGGATTATCGTAGAATTTTATAGCAAATAACAAATAGTTATTTTCATTCAACTCATCAAATCTCATATATCATTATGCTTTAATTGTTAACGTAGTTGTTCCAACACCAACCGCAGCGGTTGAACCAGAACCACCAATATTTCTCATAAGGTCTTCTGTGAATGAACTAGTCACTCCAGCACCATTGTAGGAATCGGTGATAACACCAACAAATCCATAAGTTGCATCAACACTCAATACTGTTCCAATACCAGTGCTTGGTGCAGTAAATGCGAATGAAACTCTGTTTGTGATTTGTCCATCGAATCCGGATGTTTTAACTAGACCAGATCCATTCACAAAATTAACAACTTCAGCACCAGCAGTGAATGATCCAGCGTATGCAACAATGTCTCCACCGGTTGATCTCTTAATATTTACTGTTGCACCCTTAGATGCATAAACTAATTCATTGAATACAACATGAACATATCCGGTTGTTCCTGTGCCAATGCCAGTAGTTGCTCCACCACCAACACTGATAATTGAAGATTTGTTAGGATCTTCAAAGAAAACAGCAACAGGAGTTGCAAGTCCAAGACCAGTAGTATTTGAAGAAATACCGGTCGTATTTAACCCAGCAACAGGAACTAAGACCTCATCATAATAATTTGTTGAAAGACCGGAGTTTTCCGAAGTGCCGTAGCGTCTATAAATCCAACCTCTTTCATCGGCAAAACAATTCCAAGGAGTAGTATTTCTATCAGTCTCCATTAAATGCTTTGGTAAAGCATAATTATTTGCCGCCGTTTCAGTTGTTGTAGAAATGCCCCAAAGAGCCATGTGTCTTACCTATAAATTCTTTTTCTATTGATATTTATAAAAAAAAGAGACCTTAAAGGTCTCAGTAAACTTATGTTTTTAATTTTATTTACGGTGTTGGATCTACAGCACCCTTTTTCTTGAGATGTGTTTGAATTTGAAGAATCACAAAAGAAGCAATTCCGTTTGCTTTAACTTTAGGAATTGCGCCAAGAAGTTCAGAAACAACTAAAAGAATGGTAGCAACTGCTGCTTCATTTGCAACAATCCAAGCCCAAATAAGACCTGCAGACATAATAACCTCCGTGTGAGAGTATCTGTCTTATTTATCAACGACCGTATCTACGTCTCTTATTTGCTGGATTGTAAGAAGATTTTTTCCAATCTGCATCAGACATAGATCCATATCTAGGATCATCTGATACTGAAGGTCTACGTCTCACAGGTCTTTGACTTCTTGTTCTCCAATCACCACCCTCTCTTGCTCTATCATTTTCTCTATCAGATTCTTCCTCTGAAACCAAATTACCTTCTGGTTCATAAGATTGATTCATAAGATCTCTCATCTGCTGATTTCTTTGCTGAATATTTGATTGAATAGTTCCGGGTCTGGTTTTTACTGCTGGTTGTCTATCTTTTTTCATCGATTGACCTAGTTTACTCAATCCATATCCTATTCCACCCGCTAAAGCAGCTCCGGCAGCAATTGCTGGTAGTCCTTCATCAATCTGATCACCACCTGGTTCATAGGACATCTTAAGACCGATTGCCCTTAATTTATTTTTAACTAAATTTCTTTCAGTATCAATTTCTCTTGGATCTTTTTCTTTATTATCAGATTTGCATTGGGTTTCTTCTTTTTGTACTTTTTCTGGAAGACCTTCGTGCTTGGTTTTGGCAAAATCACGAAGTTTTTTCTCACCCATTTTTGCCATCTTCTTAACTTCTTCACTTGCGTCTGGCATTTCACCTCTTAAGTGAGCGAGTGCCATTCCAGCAAGTTGTTGCTGATTTTGGCTTACTGCCTTTTCTTGAATAACTTTTAAAAATCTTTGATATGAAGATTCTTTAATCTCTGGAAACATTTTAACTGATCCATCTTTATAATTATTCACTCCTGTTTCTTGTACTTTACTAGTACTAGTATCTTTTTTTGGTGTTTTTACCTCACCAATAAATTCTTCTTTCACACTTGAAGTGTCTTGACCATCTGGCTTTCCACCTTTTTTACGCTGAATAGCGTTATGAACTGCCCCTCTATATTCTTTAGCTCCGCTTTCTACTTTACCATCACCATCATAATCTTTACCAGATTTCACTGCCGCAGTTTGCTCACCTTTATCCTTTTCTCCCTTAAGTGGCGTTCCATACTCCGTCATTTCAACTGACGAAATATTTGGATTTGCACGAAGTTCTGCAATTTTAGCACGAGTTGCATAACGTACATATGAGTTACCAGTCTTCTTATCAGTAACTCTTACCTTGTACTTTTTATCTTCATTTTCCATCAAAGAGTTTAAATATTCATTTTCAATTTCCGTCTGAGTAGCAGTTTCATGCTCCACAAAAACTTTTGTTAGTGCAGAAACAACTGACTGTTCAATAATTGAACTTAAATTTATATTTGTATAATCTTCATTTTTTTGTTCGGGTGAACTTGAAGAAGAACCTGAAGGTGAACCCATGAGTTTTCTCTTCGCAAGAGCTTTAACAGCAGGAGGTGCTGGAGATTTTTGAAGTTGTGCCATATAAGCTTTTGTAACTTGTGCAGGACTTAAGTGAGTTGATCCACTCATGCTCTGCTTTACTTTATACTTAACATCAGATGCTAGTTGAGATGCTTGCTTTTCTACATCAGTATCTCCTGCAGCATGACCACGATGAGGTCCGCCTTGTTCCTCAAAAATTTTCTTACTCATTGGAAGTTCTAATTACTTACTTTTTCTATACTTATTTATGAAATTGAGACCAAAATTCTTTTGACCGAATGCTAGGTTCTCTTTACCAAGATCAGATCCCTTAGATTGTTTTGCTGTAAATTTAACATATCCATCAGTTCCAACCAATGTATTTGGTTTTCCTGGTTCCCTATACATACGACTCATATGCTTTTCAGTGTATTCCATCAAATCTTTAATCCAAGATTTGAACATAATTCCATCTTCAGTTACACAAATTATATGATTAGTTCCTCTACGAATTATCTTACCAACTAATCCAGTATTTAAATTTTCAACTACTTCCCCTATTTTAAAAATATTTTCTTTTATATAATTTTCACGAAGATTTTTCCAATCAAATTTAGGAGCAATTTCCCAAATATTTGCATCTTCTTTAACGCTCATTGCACCACGAAGGATATTGAAAAGTTCTTTTGCTTCTGAAGGTTTAACTTCGGGAGGAAGTCCAGATTTAAAAGTTTTGAAATCATTTTCTGCTGCAGCAAGTCTCATTCTTGAAGCAGACATTCCCTCAACACCCTTTGCATCAGGATCTCTATCACCGGCAGAAACTACTTCAATATTATCAAATTGATAAAGTTGACCATTATATTGATTAGAAAGATTTTCAAATTCTTTAACTCTATCAGCGCCCCCAATAATTCTCACGTTAGCATATCCATTGTTATGTGCCATTTTTAAAACATCAAAAATGGTCTTAGTATTTGGATCATTGACAATATTACCAGAATGTTTTGGATAAAACTTCTGCATAAATCCAATCTTTGAATCAGGATCTAATGGATTCTTTTTTTTGTCTTGACTTCTTGAAGGGAAAATTAAATACTGCCCATCTTTATCTTTCGATGCCGATTGAGCAGCAACATCCATAAGTTGTTGATGTCCAATTGTTGGTGGATTAAATCTACCAAAAGCAATTGTTAGAGTACCTTTTGTTTTTGGAACCGGAAGATATTGTGCTGGTGACTGATCTTGTGCTGGTTCCTGTTGTGGTGCAGGTTCTTGCGAAGGTTGTGATAAATTCTTTTCCTTTTCGGTTTGCTCTGGGTCTTGTTGTCCCACTTTTTGACGCTTGTTATAGAAAACTAATCTTCCTTTTTCAGTTTTTGCTACAAACTCACCTGTTCTTCTATCATACCATCCACCATGCCCATCACCTTGCAAACCAAGTCGTTCTGCCTGTTGAGTTGCAGTTGATGCTTCTGATAAAAATTGGAAAAAACTTTTCATTACTTACAAATTTGGGTTATTATTTTTCTTTCGTTTGCTACTATGTATTGAAGAATACTTGTTCTCATCTTTTTATATTTATTCATTTCTCTATTATTCTTACACAGTGATATTTTTTTATCAAATGTCATATAGATATATGCTAAAAAATCACTGTACTTATCTCTTTTAGTCCTAGAAGAAGTCTCAAAAGAATTAATAATATCTTGTATTTGTAGGTCCATAAATTAAATTGAAACTTTCTGAGTTCTTGGATCAATATCAAACATTCCACCTAATGCTTCCAGATAATGCCTTGGATACATTGAGTAAGTTTTTGTTGTACTACCTCTTACTGGTTTATTGCTTTTATTTTCCCATTTGTATCTAAACTGCATTATGGGATCTGATATTCCATTCGCTTTAATAACAATCTTTGCACCCTCTGCAGTTGCAACATATGATGCAGAATAGTCTAAATTTAACATTAAATTTTTAAATTGCTGATCAATATATAAAGTTTTTCCACCTTTCATAAATTTTTCTCCACCCACAGTCTTATCAACTAATTTTACGACTTCAGTATCAACTCCATTACTAAATCCATTAACTACATAATCAACAAATGTTTGTACTGGAAAACTTGAGTTCATACTACTAGCAACACTACGATATACTCTTTTGGCAGCAGTTTTTACATGTGTGGGGATATTAGATGCTTCTATAGCCTGTCTGGTTGCGTATTTTTTAGTAAATATATCTTCAGATAAGTACTCTTGCATAGATTCTTGCCATTCTGTTTTCACAGGTCCTGGTATCCTTACACCAATCGTCCCAAATAAATCTTCAAATTTTTGCCATTCACCTCCACTAACTTGAGCAAATTGTTCTCCACCTGGAACTTTACAAGAGACTGCAAACGGAGGAATGTCTTTTATTTTTGGATCCTCTGTCGCAATAGTAACAGTCACATCAGCTTTCACATCTCTTTGATCTACTAATCCATCTGCAGTAATAGAAATACTATCAGTATACCCATTAAATGCCACTGCTCTAATTCTTTGATTCAATCTAGAATGAGAATTTGCCAAAGACGCTGAAGAACGAATAAAATCTCTTATTTCAGAAAAATCTCTTTTTCTTGCATATCCCATCAATAGTCTATCAACATCTGCAGGAACACCAATATTAATATTTAAATAGTCCTGCACATCAACATCCCACCTAACATCATGTTGTGTTCTTTTTGCCAAAGAATGTGATGATTGGGAAAACATCTCCTGCAATATAGAAGCAACATCAGTATAGTTTACTGGTGGCAATTTCCCAACTTGAGTAAGACCTTTTGCAGTATATACTTCTTTCATTCTTTGCCACCTTTTAACATTGCCAAATCTTTTATAAAATCTAGCAGCAATAGCAGCAGCCCAAACCGCTTCAAATATATACCCTCTATTTGGAAGACTTCTTTTGGCCATACTTTTTATTTTTATTTAGTGCCCGTGAGAAGATTCGAACTTCCACTGTATGGATTCTAAGTCCACTCTCTCTACCGTTGGAGTACACGGGCAGGAACCCCGAAGGGTCATATAATTATTCTACAACAGCACCAATCTTTTCATCAAGGTCCACGATTACAGAACGAATATCATTAATACGAGGAGGAACAGAAACCTCATCATAAGTATAACCTTTTTGATTTTCAAAAAGAATTTGACGAACTGCGGCAGCAGTACGAACATCTAGTTTAATTGTTACTTGCTTTTCTTTAGTCATCGGTCGTCAGCAGCACGGTTTTCGGAGAAATAAACATCAAAAGCACCTTCAGGATAACGCTTGAGAAGTTTTTGAACATTGCGAGCAACTACATCATCAATTGTAACATCAAGTGCCATACAAGATTGAGCAACATACCACATGATATCACCAAGTTCAATGATCAGGTGCTCTCGGTTGTCCTCATTGAAAGGTTTACCTTGGAAAATCATTTTCTTAATGATTTCAAGAAACTCACCGCCTTCAGCATTAATACCAACACCAGCAGTAAGCAATCGTTCAATATTAGCACCCTTTTCATCTAGAGCAACCAAACGATCAGAAAGAGCAAGAAAGTCTTTGGATGCATCTGAAGTTACAGCATCCACAAACTCCGCATACTTATCAAAATTAACGTGTTTTGCGTTTTCCATTAAAAATTAAATCCCTCAAACGATTTTTTAGGTTTTTTTTCTTCATAACTATTATACTCATCATCTTGCCCACTGTCAAGTATGTCCTTCTGAGCAGTCTGTTCACAATCATACAATCTCATCTTCGCTCTATCAATACCGACAATAAAACGCTTATAGATTGTAGGGTCATTGTAACGATTTTTTAGTTGCTTCACCATAATCTGACCCAACTGTTCCAACTCTTCTGTACTAATAAGGGCAAACATAAGATCAGCAGTAGCAGGGAGACCAAAGGACTCACTAGTATCAGTAAGTTCAACATCAGAACTACCAAAACCTGAGCGAGTGGTCTGAGTAGCGGAGACAATCGGGACATTAAACTCAACGGCGAGTCCTCTAAGTTCCTCAGCAATTGCTTTAATGTAAGAATATGAATTGACAGAAAGGTTTGACTTATACCTGCTGGAAGAACATATATTAAGGTAATCAATGAAAATAATATCAGGTCTAAATGATTTCTTAAGTGCCAACTCATTAAGAAGTGCCTTAAAGTGTCCACTATGCGCCGATGCAGTAGGATACTCTTTAATTATAAGAGTTCCCTGTGTTTTCTTTGCAAGGTTTGTAACCTTGTTTTCAAACATTTGGCGTGGCAAATCAACCAGTTGCTGAATCGGTACATTGAGAAGGTTTGCATCAATTCTTTCTGCAATTCTTTCTTCCGCCATTTCAAGAGTGATATAGAGAACGTTCCTGCCTTGCAGTAAGACGGAACTAGCCACATGACACATGAATAACGATTTCCCAACGCCCGTCCCAGCGAGAGCGATATTGAGAGTCTTATTAGGGATGCCACCCTTTGTGATTTTGTTGAAATATTCCAGGTCAAATTCGATTTTATCTTCTTGACGATGGTAAAATTCATAGCGTTCTTCATAATTTTGCAAATAATCGTGACCGATATTATTGTCAAATGAAACCGCTAGAGCGTTTGAAAGAATGCTCGGTATGGCATCACGATTCTTTTTCTCATCTACACCATCGGCAATATGTATAGACTCCATGAGTGCCAAATAAATTGCACGATCCCGACACCACTTTTCAGTATTATCAAGCAACCATTGCTTATCAACAGGGGCATCATTCAGTGAAGAATTAATTTGGCGAACTTCTTTCACATCAGACTCAGTGAGATCTGTGCGATTTTCTATTTCAATACTAAGTGCTTCAATGGTAATTGCCGATCCATATGCAACAATAAACTGTACTATCTCCTCAAAAATAACTTTTTCGGACCTTTTTTCAAAATAATCTGGTTGAATAAAAGGTATAACTTTTCTTGAATAATCTTCATTAAATATTAAATTTCTGAGAATAGTTGTTTCAATTCGTTCCATAAGAGAATCTTTGTTTTGCAAATGCATCAAGTTGCTGCATTACTTCTTCATTAAAATATTGCTCCGGATTTTTTAAAATTTCCTTTGCATAGATCTTTTTACCATTAAATTCATATCTACCAGCGACGTTCTTCCACATTCCTGCCTCTTCACCAAGTTCAAGTAAACCGTAATAACGATCAAGGCCACGCTCATCATAATAAAGGCGGACTTCAACATCTTGATTCTCCTTACTCAAACGTGATTTGTGAGTCTTTGCCTTGATAATATTTCCAATGACTTCTGTTCCATCCTTCTCTTTCTTTTTGCTAAGATATATGATAGTAGAAGCGGCATACTTAAGACCACTACCACCACCCATTTCCTTTGTAGGAACATAAGAACCGATAACGTCATAGGTATGGTTAGTAACAATCATTGGAATATTTGCCTGACCCAGTTTGAGAGTCAGCATACGGAAGGCACCTTTAATCAGTTGAGATTTGGTCATGTCCCGAACTTCTTTATCGTTCAGAGCATCATTAATCTCTTTACTAGTAGAAAGCATCCCAAGAGAGTCTAACACAAACATACAAGGACTGCGTTCCCCTTCCGGTTTCTTCATATAAAGATCAACTGCCTTGAGTGCCTTTCCACGGAATTCCTCTACGGTGACAACATTAACCACGACAAGACGTGATGTGTCGATGCCGCGACTCTCCAAGAGGGATTTAGTGATTGCTGCTTCAGTATCAAAATACAAACAATATCCAGTAGGATTATTGACAAGAAAATTTTTAACAACGGCGAGAGAGAAGAAAGTTTTACCAGTAGAACTTTCGCCTGCGATTGCAGTAATCTTATTCCCAGATACACCACCAAATATACTGCCGGATACAAGAGCATTAAAAATGTACGAACCTGTGTCCACAAAAGTTTCAGTTTCATCAATCTCTGAAGCAAGTTGGGTGTATTCTCCACCAATTTCTTTTACAATATCTTTTAAAAAGTCCATTACTTTTTCTCCCTGTTCAAATAATTTATTTTGTATGACCATAGTTTAGAATAAAGAGAAGGATGAGAAGTCCTTAAAAGTTTTATAATGACTTCTAACTCTTTTTCATTTATAGGAAGTTGCATCATGCGACAATTCCATAATCTTCACGAAGAATTTTTTTATAAGGTAAACCTTGTTCCTTTAATTGTTTTACCAATTTTAATTTTTGATAAAGTGCCGTATTTCCTGCAAGAGTAAGAGCACTTACAATAATATTCAATTCTTCGTCATTGATAGGTAAATCCATTAGGAAAAAAATAGTTCAAGGTTTACAGTTTTTTCTACATTCCACCCAATCGTATCAAGAATTGACTTGAGTGGGTCTACGAAACTCTTTTCAAATTGTAGTTCATAGTCAATGTATTTGTCAAGACCAAGTTCTTTAGGAAAATCAGAGATGAAGGAAATTACATTTTCCTGAATGATATTTGGTTTTTTCAAGAACAAATATTTGATCTTCTCACCATTATTGATGAGTGAGTATTTATTTGTAAGTTTCTTCTCCTTCACATAATAATTGAACAATAGAGCACCACGAACATGAATTGGAGTTTTTGGTGCATAAATTGTAGAAGAAGAATGATACTTACGAACATCCGATGCAGTCCTTGGGAATGCAATAACTTCTGGAGGAAGTTTTCGGAATTCATCACGGCACTTGTCAATAAAGTTAATGACATCCTCTTCGGTGCCCTTCATCATCAGTTTGAGACCGTCCTTAATCATCTGACGACAAGGTGCAGGAGTTGAAGATTTGATTGCCTCAATACCCATAATCTTGAGTTTTGGTTCTTCGTATCTGACACCTTCACTATCCCAGACATTCAGGATGTAACGCTTTTTAGCAGTCCAGATTCCACGCTCGGCAATATTCTCACGCTTCATCTGCATCTTCTGCTCATAAGCATTTACATACTCAGCCAATTCTTGGTAGCAACCTTCAATATACTTTTCA